ATATATATAAGTGTAACTAATAAAAATTTTTAAAACTATTCTTACAACAATATTTTATTTTTTGGACTGTGATGTTTGCTAAAATGTAATGATGCAAAAATATATTTATAAATATATTGCTAATGTGTAAAATTTTAAAAATATTCTCACAACAATATTTTATTTTTGGTTTTAATTATTTTAATTTTTTAAATAAAATGTCGGCTTAAATGTCTGCGACCACCAGAATATCCACCTCCAGAACTACCACTTCCCGTTATAGCAGCTGCGAGTGGTTGTGGTAATTTTCTATAATGTTTACCAATTAAATTTACAGCATTTGCCATTGAACTATTTGACATTACACCACCCACAAAACGTCGAAAACTTTCACTATCAACTGTTGGCTCCATATCTTTGGTCATCAATACTTTTTCGCGGGTTAACATCCCGGTCATGACACTTGAGCTACCAGCAATGGTGCTAAATATTCCTTCGTTGCAGCAAATTATACAAAGTTCGGGGGTTGCAATTCCATATGGAAATTGATTTCTAACTGTAACATTCATTTGTAAATTAAATTGTCCAAGAGAACCACTACTCAAATAGTCCTCTAAACCCAAATCGACAGCATCTAAAACGAATAATGAACCAATCGTTGCTACAAATCTACTTAAATATGTAACCGGTATAGTTTGTGCTGCAGTCGCTACTCCCTGCACGGCTTGAGTTACGCATTGGTACCCATTCCATTCATTAAAACTTTGAGTCGATCCTGCTTTTACACTTAAATTATACAAATCAACACTTTGTGCACTTGCCAAAATGCCACTTTTATTATTAAAATTAATTGATATACCGGTTATACTTAAAAAACTGTCAGTATTTGCGGCAGTTTGTGTGCCAATTGGTACTCTAACACAAATAATAAAACGACTAGGTATTTGATTTAATTGAATGTTATTTCCCACTACTATAGTAGTTGGAAAAACTGGAGCTACACCATTAAGGTCCGTATAGTCTGCGGCATCCAACGCTGATTGGCCATTCGATGAAGTAATAAATCGGGGATAATCGGTATATTCACACACATTTCGAAGGGCTATTCGTGCCACTTGTGATGGTTGAAGCGTTAAAAATTGACACAATAATCTTGTACTTTGGAACAATCCAACCGCTGTAACCCCCGGATAACCGTCACCAGCAGGATATACGCTACAACCACCCGTTATTACCATTTTAAACCTCGGAACAACGCCTGCGGGGGTATCAACAGTTTGTCCTGTTCGAATAACTCGTGCTAAATTATTTACATTTAAATTTAATGTAAGTGTGTTAAGTCCTAAAAACGCTGCTTGGTTACCATGTGGCATGCAATTTAAAAAAGGGGATAATAATATTGGTTCAATAAATGTTGCACTAATTACAATTTGAAAAGTATTTCCGGTAGCTGCGCAAATCGACGAATGACTAACAATATTAGCACCGGTATATTGAAAAACAGAAACAGATGTCGGAAAAGCACCTCTCGGGCAAAAATTATTATCAAGAGCCGATCTACCAAATCCACCGAGGGGATTGTTATTTGCAGGTGGAAAATAACTGGTAGCACCTGTTACCCAGTTACTGCATGCATCTCTGTAATTCCCCCATTGGTCATCAACCAATGCGGTTGTATGAGAATTATATTTTTGTAATTCTCTTTGAGATGTCATTCGTAATAATTGTGGTAAAATGTCTCCAATATTAATAGACACCGAACAATTATTAATCGTTGACTGAATGGTAGAAAAACAGTTCGTGAGTACAAATGGCGCCCATGCCTCCGTGTTGCCAAAATTAAATACATTAGCGAATTGCGGAATTTGTCCTCCGTCTGACAATGTATTAATTGTGATAGTAAATGTGAGCAAACTTGATTGAAGAATCGCCCTATCACATGCGATTGATTCACTGGGAATTTGTAATTGGTATGTCACTAACGAATTGCTACTACTCAGTGCTTGGTATTGTTGAAATGTGATATTTTGTCCTGATGATTTAACACCGAAACTTTCTACATCAGTTAAATTTTCAATGCGACTGTCAAGAATTAATGCGGTTTTGAGATCTGCCATTTATATATATATATACCTGAGATATTTTAAAATTAAAAATATAATTCTATATATTTATTTAAGGCATTATATTTATTTAATATGATATTTTTGTTCCTCCCAAATCTCTAATTAAATTATATCGTTTAGTAAATAATAATTTGATAGTGGCGGTACCATTTGGTATGAGGCGAAATGGTATCAACTGACCACGTCGATCTTTCCAATATATTTGAATGTCTACTGTATATAATGGACTATTGCCGATTAATTCGAGAAGTCTATATTCTGCTGATGGCGTATAATAAATAAATGGTTTGTAATTATTACCATCAGCTATCATATCTGTGAGTACCTGTGCAAAATTGCCATTATTACCATTTGAGCTTATATTTTGTCCATTATTTAATATGATCGGATTTGACAATTGATTACTGACAACTGGCAAAAGTGTCGATGTAAACACAACAGATTGAACAGGACACCATATGGAAGTTGTTGAGTATTCTTGCCAACACTGAATCGCTTTATAAGTTGGATTTGTAACCGGATAATTAATAATTGTTGAGCCACCAAAAACTGAAAAAGCAATTTTATAATTTAAGCCTTCAGGATCACCTGTATCACTATTTATATAAAATGGAAATGAAGAAAATAATTGTCCTAAATTATTATTAAAATATAAAAAAATTGGATTTGGCAAATTGCTCTCAAATGCTAAAATATCAGCATTTAATACTCCCGTTTTATCTGATACATTAAATTCTAAAATAGGATGATAAATTGTCGGCATCACTCCACCTATAAAATTAACTTGTGTTGTTAATTCATCAAAACATTCTCTAAGAGCAATATTTATTAAATATATCCAAAATTGATAAGTATATATATAATAATATCCTGTGGTATTATCTTGTAATCCATTTGTAAATTGCGATGGTGGAGCTGGCAAAGTTGCAATTAAATTTTGCGGACTAAATCGTATAAATGTTCGATGTACAATATTAATTGGACCAACACGATATGACATTGAAACGGAATATATTGTTAAATTAATGTCTGGTTGATTTATTTGAATTGTCGGAATAAAAAGTGGTAAACTGTCAGTATCAAGAGAAAACCGAATAATGGATAAATAATATTGTTCGGGATCATTAATAAATGGCAAACTCCTTGTTTCATTAAAATTAACAATTGGACTTATTGTCTGGTCGCTGGCTAAATTTGTAAATGTTATATCGTAATATAATTTATCGACTAAATTTTTGTTCATCATATATATTTATATTATATATTTATATTATATTAAAAATATAATATAAATATATAATAGTTTAGTATGTCTTTAAATTTTGAAAATGGAAATTTGATATGTAAAATAAAAAATGATAATAATAACGATGAGTTAATTATTAAAGTTGATTCTAATAAAAATGGTTTAAAAACTATTGAATGTAAAGAAAAAGATTATATACAACCAATACCGGATAAAACAAAAGAACGTTCTATAATATATTGTAGTGGTAAATCAGGAAGCGGTAAAAGTTATTTCGTAATGAAATATGTCAAAGAATACCAAATACAACATCCGAAAAATGATGTTATATTATTTAGTTCTATTACAAGTGATGTGGGCTCATTAGATAAAATTAAAAAATTAAAAAAAATGAAATTAGATGATGCATTTATTAACGATAAAGAATTAGATAATATTGAAAATTATAAAAATACAATGGTTATTTTTGATGATACGGATTGTATTAACGATAAACGCTTAAAACAAAAAATTAATGGTATTTTAAATAAAATTTTAGAAACAGGTAGACATGAAAATGTAAGTTGCTGTTACACGTCACATTTAAGTACAAAAGGTTTTGAAACTAAAACAATTCTAAATGAAACTCATTTAATTGTATATTTCCCACAAGGCTCTCCACCACGAGTTATAAAAAATTTATTAGAAAACTATATCGGATTAAATAATAATCAAATCCAAAATGTTAAAAAAATTGAAAGCAGGTGGATATGTATTTCAAATATAGCTCCTCCTGTATTAATGTGGGAGAAAGGAATTGTAATGATAAATAATATATAATTAAAATATAATTAAAATATAATTAATATATAATTAAAATATTTTTAATATATATAAATGTCTAAAATTAATAAATTAAAAAAACAAGTTGAATATATTGAAAATGCAAAAGAAAAATATAAAAAGTTTTTTAATGTAAAAATTAACTGTTCAATTTGTGGAATTGCAACAAATCTTCAATGGTATAATCACCATTTAAAAAATAAAAAATGTTTAAAAATGCAAAATTTAATTTATAATCAAAATGAATTACGTGACAAAATAGAAATATTAAAAAACAAAATATATTTTATTAAATATGGTTCTGATGATTTAAATATAAATGAAAATTCAAATATTAATAAAGATGAATTGACTATAATGTTAAATATCAAAAATCAAATAAAATAAAATATCACTGTAAAAAATAATATATTATATATAAATCAGTAAATATAATTAGTTTTTACAGTGATATTTTATTTTTTTATATATAATATAATATATTATATATAAATGATAGGTGGTAAAATTGAAGCACAGAATTTAAATAAATTTATTAAATCGGCATATCATCCTGAGATGAATGATGATATTGACGGATATAAAAAAATAAAAAATTTATCCAATAGTGAAATTACAACTTTTTATAATGGTTCTCATTGTATTGTTGTTTTTCGAGGGACAGAAAAAACACTTTCAGATTGGAGCAATAATGTTGCTTACGTTGTAGGACAATATGAAAATACTTCCAGATTTAAAAGAGCAAAAGAAATATACCAAAAAATCGCAGATAAATATGGCGAAAAAAATATAAGTTTAGTTGGACATTCTCAATCCGCTATTATTACGCGCAAAATTGGACAAAATGCAAAAGAAATAATAAATGTAAATGGCGTACATTTATTTGAAAACCAAAAAGAAAATGAGTTTAATGTTAGATCAAGTGGTGATATAGTGTCTGCAATTAAACCAATCGCTGATGTATATAATAAAGCTAAAAATTCTATTAAATCTGTGGCGAATGTATTTTTACCAAAAAACAAAAAACTTAAAATTGATAAAGATATGTCAGAACAAAATATTACAATTGAAAACAAAACTTCAAACCCTTTAACTGAACACTCAAGCGATATTTTGCAAAGATTGCCAGAAAATACTATTATCGGTGGTTTTTTAAAATTTGGTCAAATGTATATAACTACACCAAATATGTACAATGAAACAAAAACTCACAAATTTGTCGAAGTTCCGTCAAGTACAAAAACGGGACAATTAACTACAAGACTTGGGAAAAAGTCAATTAAATTAAAAATTATAGATGGCGATAAACCTAAATTATTGTCACGTGGCACAGATTGGAATACAGGCAATGGGTCAGATATTCAACACAATAATTACATTATACAAGAAAAAAATAAAAAGACAGAAGAATACAAAAAAATATACAATGAAGCATTGATTCTTATAAGAAAAAGACCAGAAATAAAAAAAGATTCTTACAATGAAAAAACAAAAACAACATCATATCACTCACAACCTAAAGACTGGGACACAGAAGATCATGACAATTGGTTAAATACAAAAGATGGTAAAAAATGGTCGGCTGTAGAAAAGAAAAAAGAGAAAATATTATTAAAAGGAACAACTGATTTAGATAAATATAAAAATTTAGATATGAGAAAAAAATTTAATACAATTGAATTGGGCATTCCAAAAATGGAATTTAAAAATAAAAAAGGTAATTTAAAAGAAATTGATCCAATAACACCCACCGGAAATTTAAAAACTAAATTTCGTATAAAATCTGTAAAAATAATACCGTACAAAAATTTTAAATATGATAGAGGTCAATATGATTTTGATAAAGTCGAATCAACAAAACGTGCAACATCTCATTATTCCCCCACAATCGACGATATTAACGATATTGTATCAATCTATAAAAATAAAATAATTGATTATAAACAACAACCCGCGAACCGTAGATCCGACGAAGAAGAAGAAAATTTAGAAGTTACATTTACACATTTTAAATTATTAAAAAGACAATTAGATGCCGAAACACTAACAGATAGTGATATTGATAAAATAATTTTACAAAAAGAAAAAGAATTTGAAAAATTTAAAACAATATATGGAACAAGATCAAGATTAGCAAAATATACAGAAAAAGAATTTAAAGAAGAAATTGTTTATTATAAAACATTAAAAAATCAATTAAAAAATAATAATGAAAAAGATGTAAAAATAAAAAATACTAATAAAAAAATAACAATTGTTGATACTCCGAAAAAAGAAATTGTTGTAGAAAATAAACGAAATTTACTTAAAAATAAAATAAATATATAATTATATAAGTATATATATATAATGGAAAAAAATAACGAAGAAGAAATTCAAATTCAAATTTTAACCGCTGCAGAAAAAGCATATTTACGATTAAAAAATAATGTATCAAAATATCAAAAAAAAAATCCTGAAAAATGCAAAGAAAAAAATAAAAGATATTTTCAAAATTTAAAAGAAAATAACCCTGAAAAATATGATATTTATTTACAAAAAAAAAAAGAATATTATCATACTGTTGTTAAACCTAAATTACAAAAAAAAATAGAAAACTGCGAAGTTATTTTTTAAAGAATAATAATGATAATATTTCACAGTTTCAAAATATATATAGAACAATTATTTTTTTAATTATTTATTTAAATAATTAAATTAACTTAAATTTTATTTTCTATACTATATTATATAAGTATGGATAATAAAAGCATTTTACAATTTTACAAAAATTTAAACTTTCCGATTATTTCAGCAAATCTAAAAGAAATTGTGACTGAAAATAAAAAAGTTAAAAAAGAATTTAAACCATTTTTTAAAGGATGGCAAAACGAAGAAAACTTTAACAATGACAATATTAATGAAAAGTATAATTGTTTTTTTTTGGGATTGGGAAAACAATTAACTGATGGGAAATATTTATTTGGTTTTGATGTGGATGATAAAACCGAAGAAGCCCGAAAAAATGGGCTTGTGAAATGGCGAGAAATAATAAAAGAAAAAAACTTTAATCCCGACACTCCAACGGCTACCACTGGTAATGGTGGATTACACTATTTATTTAAATTGACAAAAGAACAATTTGAACGAGTAAAAACAAGTATTACAGATTTAAAAATTGATGATGAAATATACACAATAGATACTAAATGTTTTAAAAGTTGTTTTATTGTTGAACCAACAACTTATAAAGATATTAACGGTAATACTAAAAAATACACATGGAATATTAGACCATCAACAGTTGATAAAATAGCAGATTTGCCAGATTGGCTTGAAGAATTATTTATAAAACATTATAATAAAGATGCAGATATTAAAGATATTAAAAAAGCAGAAAAGGGGGAAAAAATTGATATTAAATTCGATTATCCAAAATTACAAATTACAGAAAATGATTTAAAATTAATAAATATTATACCATTAGAACATTTTAATGACCTTAAAAAATGGCGAAAAATGATTTGGATTTTTAAAAACGTAGGATTACCATTTGAACAATTCGTCCGTTTGAGTGCCACAAGTTCAAAATTTCAAGGTTCAAAAGATTGTTTTAATTGGTGGAAATGTAGCAAAAACACGGCAAATATAAATATTGGTTTATTACATTCTATTGTTAAAACTGAAAATTCAGAAAAATATTTTGAAATGAATTTAGAATGTATAAATCAAGAAGATGAAATATTCGAAACTGAAAAAATTGAAACACGCTATTTATTAGATATTGAAAATAAACTGAACATTAATACTAATTTTTTAACAAAAAGAATTAATGATTTTTTTGAGAATACGTCTATAAAAAGTTTTAATTTAAAATCACCATATGATACAGGAAAAACTAAATTAATAGAAAAAATCATTAAAAAATTTACACCAAAACGTATTCTGTGGTTATCTTATAGAAAAACTTTAACCAATGATATATTAGGCACATTTTCAAAATTAGGATTTGTAGATTATCAATCTGGCAATTATACAGCCGATAGATTAATCGTACAACTTGAATCTATTTTAAAAGTAGAAGGAAAACTAATATATGGTGGTTGCGAAATTCCAAGTTACGATTTAGTTATTATTGATGAAGTTGAAAGTATTTTAAGACAATTTAACTCCCCGACATTTAAAGGTAATTCAAAAAATTGTTTTGAATATATTGAAGGTATTTTGGAAAATTCAAATAAAATTATCACATTTGATGGCGATTTGGGACAAAAAACATTTCAATATATAAATACAGTTGGACCATCAATAATAATTGAAAACACTATAAAATTTAATCCAAAAAATTATATTATTACTGATGATAAAAACGAATATAGCCAACAAATATTACAGGATATTAAAAATAAAAAAAAAATTGTTATAGTTTCAATGTCTGCATGCGAATGTGAATATTTTAAGGATTTAATAGAAAAATTCACTGAAAAAGAAAAACCCGAAAATAAACCAAATATTTTATTATATACTGGTCAAACAGATGATAATAAAAAAGAAGATTTAAAAAATGTTTTAAAAACTTGGGCAGATGCTGATGTGTTATTATATTCTCCAACAATAGAAGCTGGTGTCAATTTTGATTTAGACCATTTTGATAAAATTTACGGTTTAATTTGCAGTAAATCGACCACGCCATCCGCATTTTTACAGATGTTAGCAAGAGTGCGAAAAATAAAAGATAACAATATACTAATTTTAAATGAACATTTTAAATATAATAATTTGGCAATGCAACAATTTTATAATTTTAATGAAGTCAAAAACTTTGTATTAAATTTAGAAGATATTAAAATGTCAAGTGAAATAAAAAAAATAGGTAATAAAATGTGTAAAGTTAGTAAATTAAAAGCGTATGATGTAAATTATATTTATAATAGATTAGAAGTGTTAAATTCTGGTAAATATTATTTTTTAGCAATGTTAAAAATGTTAATGATAAATAAAGGTTCAACAGTTATTATAAAAACTCAAGATAAAAAAATAAAAAAAATTGACAAAGAATCATTTGTGGATAAAATATTAAAAATTGAAGATATTGACAATACAATATATAATACTCTAATAAATAAACAAAAAAAATCTAAAGCAAGTGAAGAAGATAAATTGCAAATTTCAAAACACAGTTATAAAATAAAATTAGGCGTTGATAAATTAAATAATGAAATTTTAGTAGCATTTCGTGAAAAATCAAGGGTTGATAATTT